GGGGTGTATGGTGAGTTTCTGTAAATATTACATTAATATCTAAATTGTGATAAGGGGCTAGTTGCTCTGGTCTGGGTCTATTGTATAAATACTTTAGAGCAAAAGAATATTGTTCAATAATGTTAAAAGCTTCAAAAAATTTCATCGTGGGAAAAACTATATTTTTCTTTTTACAAAATTCGTAAAATAGAAACAAAGGTTCGTGGTCAACTATAGAAACTAGATCATGTTCAGCATTTGTACGAGATAAAGTTGCTTTTGAGGTTTGTACTAATTCTCTAGTTGTTGTGCTGCTGCTGTTTTTGGGTGGGGCTGGTATGATACTCTTTAGATCAATGTCTAAGGTTCTTAGATCATCGTCATATTGAATTCTGTCTTTTAAATATACTACGTCGTCAATGTTACTTGACGTACTTATAATAGAAGCTACTTTACTTATTAGGCTCATCGTTTGACCTCTTATTGGCTTTTTCTGTTATGATATCATACTTGTGATCTGCGAAGTCTTTGTTTAATCTTCTTACTAATCTACTTCCAGCTCTTCGTCTAAAACAAGGCATAAATCCATGTATACATAAATATATGCCAGCTTTTATACAGCACAGTCCATGACCTACTGCAAACTTCCAATGTTGCAAATAGGTCATATTATTTTCTTCTAAATGATCGTTCCATTTTTTGGTTAACATGCTAAAAACTCAGAAATGTGCTTAATGAACCAACTTTTTCTTTGGGTAATTTCATTATTTCCTCAAGTGTGGGTGATTCTTCTTCTGGGTTCATTGCCCATTCAATATCTTCAAACTCTGCCCACTTAGCCATCCTTCGCACTGGAACAATTAAATTAAATGTTTCTCCAGCACCTCTAACAAGCATACCAATATATTGACCATCCGTCAAAAATACTCCACCACCAGAAGATCCGGGGAAGGCTGTTACGGTTGTTTGGTCAAACAAAACTTTGGTACTACTGTTAAGGGCAAGCATTCTACCTACCTGACTCATTATACCCGTAGTCATGCTATTTGCACCACTTTCTCCAAGCAATGAGCCAACATGATAAAGCTTAGTTCCCAGAGGTAATCCTTTGCCAGCGTCATCCTTGTTGAACTTTGCTGATACGTCTACAAAGTCATGCTTTTTAATCATTAGCAAGGCTAGATCTTCGCCGTTAGTGGCATCGCTATACTTGATAACAACAGCGTCCATTCGTAATTCCCCAACGGTAATACCATCGGTTATTAGTTTTTTTGACAATTTGTACGTCTTTAAACATTGGTTTCTTTAAAGTTTTTCCGTCCATGTCTAGAATACTACGCACACTTCTAATTCCTTCTAAAACGTGAGCAGCTGTCCATACAAAGTTAACTTTTTTTAGTCCATCTTTCGATTCTATTTCCCTAGTGAAAATTACTCCACTTCCAGATCCTTTTTCAGTTTTGATAGTTACGCTGATATTTTGTAGATACTCGCTGATATTATCTTCTGCGATGCCAATTGTAGCCACACACATCAAAGCCGCCATCACTAGGTATTTAAACATAGCATTTCTCCTTTATTATAGCACTACCATTTTCTGCAAGACCAATATCTTGCTTTATGTTTAGGGCCGGGGTTGTCGCAATTATGCCTTGCTCTAAAGCTTTTGCGTCTAGCCGGATTATTTTTCTTGATTTTCATGTTTGGATCTCCAAAATTAACTTTTACAACATTGCCTTTTGGATTCTTAACATAAACACTAAATTTCTTTGGACCCTTGGAAGTTCTGAATGGTTTACCAAGTTGAACTTTTCTACCTTGGTATTCTGCTCCCTTGCCTTTGCATCCACAACTTTCTGCTTCTTCCTTAGTGTCACCGCAAGCGCACGGTTTCTTAGACTGAGCCTTCTTCCAAGCCTCTGGATCTGGTCTGTCTTTATCGCCCTTTTTAGCAGGTTTATAGTCTTTGCCTTCTCTTTCTTTTTTCTTTCTGATATTTTCCCAAAGGGAGGCAACTTCTACTTCCTCTGTTTCTTCTCCAAAGTCCTCATATTCAGCTTCGGCTGGAACGTAAAAGTTTTCTTCTGTGAGTTCTTCTTCCCACCCGTACATAGTGCGGATAAACTCTTCATCTACTTGGGATAATGGTGTTGGCATTTTGATGCTCCTTATAAAGTTTCTTTAATTGCCTTTTGTAATAATATATCTAAACTCTTTACTGGTATTCTTGTTTTAAAGTGTTCATAAATTTGAGATATCATATCATGTTTTGGATCTTGTGTAAGTTCAAGCCATCCTACAAAATAATTCCAAACTCTATCTTCTAATATAAGAGGGTACTTTACTCCATCGGGTCTATCGAATCTATGAACCCACTTGAAGTCTGGAAGGCATATTGCTTTGCCTCCAAACTGTCTAAACTTTTCATGTATGTATCCTTCTTCCCCTCCAAATCCTCTGAACTTTTTATTAAATCCTACCCAGTGTTTTGTTTCGCAGGAAAAAACCCCAAGACCTTGCATTGGTATCTCAAAGGGTTCTCCAGTTTTTAGTGCTTGATGATCAGTTTCCCATTTACCATACATTCCAGAACCCCATCCGGGCTTAAAATGTGTTGATGCAGCGGATTCTAATAAATGGTCATAAATTAATGGTCCTTGTACTATGTTTTTACAGTCTGGATTTGCTTTATAATAATCTAATAGTCTATTAATGGCATTATTATAGAATAACACATGGCAGTCCATTGATATACAATATTTACCTTCTGCTCTCCTAAATATTTCATTTCTAATTGACGTACTACGCTTTAAAGTATACGGCACATATTTACCATTCTTTATCCATTTCATCAGACTTTCGTTTGCTCTGCCGTGTGGAGAATCAGGATTATTATCTATTAAAATAATTTCCACATCTTCAGACTTACAAATATCATGATGCATTCTAAGCGATTGTAAGGAGAAATAAACTCCATTATAATCGTCGTAGGTCGCCATTCCTATAGTTAATAATTTAGACATTTTATCCCGGTGCTTCGTAATATCCTATGTCAAATCCGTCCCTACTACACTCTGCAATAGTTTTTTCCATTCCGTGTTCTTTTAAGTGATTCTCTATAAATATACACATATTTTCTCCACTATCGGGCCAATCGTTTTTACAGAAATGGCACAATCTAGTGCATTTCCAGTGGCTTCTGTCCTTAGAAATGGGTTTTGGGGATATATTTTGCTGTATTTCTTGAAATCTGCTTTTTAACATATCAAGAAACCTACCCTCGTCTTCTGGGGAAAAGCACAAACTGAAGGGTGATGGATCAGGATTGCCATCTTTATCTTTATAGAAAAATATACTCATAATTCTGTTAGGAAACTCTGGATATAGTTTTGATATAGCGTAATAATAAAGCAGGAGTTGTGGGTCGTTCTCCAACTTCTTATAGTCTTTAACTTCTCCAGTAGTCCAATCCATTCTTCTGCCAGTTTTCCAATCTACTACCTCGATTGTCTCATCGTCAATTTTAGTTACAAGGTCAATTGTTCCCTTGATCGCTAATTGTCCTTGTACCATCTTTCCGTCTATCTCATACTCAAACTTAGCCCAATCCTCTTCAATTGGTATGTCAAAGTGTGGTTCTGGGAAGTGTATGTTTCTGAGCCTTGGGTCAAACTGTCTGTCGCTATGTTTTAGAAAACACCATGCTGTTGTAGCTATTTCTCCCCTATCTTTATTGCTAAAACTGTGGGGAGAGTTTTTTTCATAAGCGTCTATACTAAGATCAATTAATTGATTTACTAGTTCATCGGTATATAGTTCTTCTTTCTTGCATTTAAACTTACCAATAGCATCGTCATCGACTTTCAGGAACTTTACTTTAGGCTTGTCTTGCTCATACTTTTTAAGACCAGCCAAAACTTCCATCACTTTGTGAACCATAGTTCCCATATCAGCCTTTTTACCGCTGTCTGATTGATGTCCAAGGACATATGTAATGAAATATTGCATCTGGCAGTATCCATAATTGTTGTAGCTTGAAGATCGAATATAAGTTATTATCATAAGTTTCTCCATAAAGGTTGTATTTCTTCTAGCCCTGCAATAAATTCTTCTATTTTAATATCGTTATTTTTTAATATAACGTCAAAGTTATTCCAATCAAAATTATTTTGGTCCAGAGATGACTCACACTTATGCGGCGAGTCATACACGTTTCTATCTAACCGCACAACAATGCCACCGGCTTCCTTGATAGCTTCTACTTCGTTTGGAAATCTAACATCTGGTATAATGGACACAAGAGGTTTTTCCTGTTGGATTATCTTGATGGTATAGTCTACCCAAATGGTGTCCTTAATTGAACGCATTACATCTGTTCCTAAGTGTTGCAGAAACTCTCTAGAAGTCATTCCGTAAGGTGTGGGAGTATTCTTATCGTCGTCAGTGCCATAAACTTGTTCTGGACTAAGATCAAATAAGTCTATAGACATCTTTTTAAGGTAATCTGCAAAATGGTAAAGCTTTACAAAGGGCCACAGCTCTCGTTCTGCATACGAAACAAAATTATCGTCTTTTCTCGTAACGTCAAAAATTCCCCAGTTAGACTTTCCGTCCTCAGTACAGGTAAGTATTTCAAGCTCCCCCTTTTGACTGATAGAAAAGTCTTGAACCATACCTCTTGTTTTCAAAATGTCTCCATTAATATAATTAGCAAGAGTATTCTTACCTGATTGTTTTCTTCCTGATATACCTATTATTTTTGTATTCATCAGTATGTTCCTTTAAGACTGTTTAAAATTTCTGTTTTGATTTGCGTGACCTTCATGTCTCCTACGTCTTTATTGGCTATTTTTGGAAATGTCAATCTATACATTCTGCCTAGCTGTCTATGTATCTGCAACTTGGCTTCTCTTCCAGCTTGATCATTGTCTGTAAGTATTATGAGATGAGTAGCACACAGTTTGGATATTTTTTGTTCTTGCTCAGTAGTAATGCTTTTTCCGAATACGCTAACCGCATTATCTACTCCAGCTTCTTTCATTCTCCAAACGTCACCCTGCCCTTCTAATATAAACAAACATTTAGTCTCTTTCGCCTTTTCTGCTGCTCTGTGATAATTATATAGATACCATCTTTTGTCAAATCCAGTTGGATATATTAAGAACTTTGGAATTCTATATTCTTT